TTGCAAGATTTTTTCATCTTGCAAGGGGAGGTTAGTAACCAACCAGAAGTCAACTAGCCCAATGTTAAAAAGAATTGACGCTACTCAGTCCAACTTAACAAAAGTGTCAGTTGAGCACGCCAAGGCTCAATATTTGTGCGTTGCAGGTAACTCAAAGGTAACGCTAGAAGTCTACGGAGCCATTTCTATCGAAGACTTGGTTGCTGATTTGATCGGAGGCAAGGAGAGACTAGTCGGAGAGTTTCAAACAGACACTCTACTAAAAAAATACAACATTCTTTCCCTAAACACAGAGACAGGTGGCTACGAGTTTCGACCAGTAACTAAAGTTTTTAGAAGAGAGGCAAAAACCATTGAAATCAAATTCGAAATGTTTTCTTGGGGAAAGCTAAAAGACACCAAAACTTTCACAACCATTAGATGCACTCCAGAACATCCAATCTATTGTAAACCATTAGCTGGACAAACGGTCAAGGGTCATTGGGTTCCAGCCAATGAACTTAAGCCGGGTTTTGAAGTCTTTGGTATTTTTGAACATTGCAAAGTAGTTTCTGTAAGCAAAAAAGAAACATTAATGCCGGTCTACGACCTTACAATAGACGGCAACCATAATTTTGTATGCGAAAATATAGTAGTACATAACTGCTGGAAACCATCATCTGCTGGTCTGGTATTTCCTCATTTTTCAAGAGAGAGACACGAAATTTCGGCTCAACAAATGGCTATCACAGCAACGGGGGAGGATCCCGGCATTAATTTTACAAAAAAGGATTTAATTGCCTTATTCAAATCCTTGGATGCTACCTTCTATAGCGGAGTTGACTGGGGGTTTACACATAATTTCGTAGTAGTGACAGCCGCTTTACTTGGTCATATATTGTACGTAATAGACGTTGCTGTTGGAGGAGAACTTCTTCTTCCAGAAAAAATCGATTTATGCACAAAGAGATTGAAACATTTATCTCCTACGATGTTTCCTGACTCCTCTTATCCGGCTGACATTAGGTCTTTTAGACAGGCAGGCTTCAAGATGGTGGACTTTCATAAAGACGTATTGGAGGGTATTTCGGCAGTATCCGAACGTCTTTATTCTTTGCACGATCAAAATCCAACGATCTGGTTTTTAAAGGGCGAGCCGGGGGTCGGTTTTCTGATCCACGAAATTGGCTTGTACCACTGGAAGCTAGATAAGGCCGGAAATTTACTTGATGAGCCTGAAAAGGTAGATGATGACAGTGTTGACGCCTTAAAATACCTATGTCAAAATCTCCAGTTGAACAAATCCAATTACGTCAAAATCGCTAAAGAACGAGAAGGCAAAAGAACCTCGCCTAGCCAAACAAAGTTACAAGATTTTGTCTCCAATAAGATAAAAGAGCTTACTCAGGACGCCGTTGAAGAACCCTCCCTCAAAGGAGATTCTGGCTTTAAATTCATTATATAAGGACAACCTTTAGAAATATCTCCTTGAGGACACATGAGCAAAATATTTACACATACCGCTGGTTACGTTATTTATGATGATACCGTTTTGACTAATAACCCATCTAAACAGTTCGGTAATTGGAAAAGAAGTAACTATAATATTGAAGTCGAAAGACCTTCTGGCCCTCAAGAGCTTAGAATTTTGCCGGGAGCGACAACAACAGCCTTTTCAGGCACCAGATCTTTAGGCTTAAACAACACAGGATTTGGACTGACGCTGAATCCAGTCAAGTCAAAAACCTATAGACTTACCTATGACGGCATAGGTGGGTTTAACGGCTTTAGAACAGGGCGACCTGCAAATTCACTAACCGGCACTCCAATTACAATAACCATCAATAATGCTGCATTAGCAACGTTCTCCTCTTCTATTAATATTTCTGGTAGTTTTCAGGTTGGGGACATATTATTTATTTCTTCCACTTCAACAGGAGACACTCTGTCTCCATTCTCCGAAGCAAATGTTGGGTATTGGCAGCTTGTATCAATAGGTACAACCTCGTTTCAGGCTACCCGTCTTCCCGGTCAAGCTTTTAACGGAAAAGCCGAGACTGTAACCTTTACAAACCCTTGGGAGCTTGTAGTTTTCTCCAGCGGGCCCGTTTTGGTCGGAGACTATTTTAGACTATCATCTGTTCCGGCAAGTCTCAAAGGAGTTTATCGAATAACTGCTTTAACAGCAGATTGGATTGAGTTTGAGTCAAGCATTCCGCTTCCGCTGACAGCCTCATTCAATCTCAACCCCATCGGCGGCCTACCGGGAGAGCTTACGGTCTTCGCTTTTGCAAAGCGCTGGGTCAGAATCGAGACAGACTCTTCAATAGTTCTATCTTTTAACGGTTCTACAGATAATTTATTAGAAATCGTTCCTAGAATCACTTTGGCAAACGAAACTATCGGCTGGTTTGATAGTTGGGGATTCTTCTGGAGCCTAAATATCTTAAATCAAAGCACAACTAAAACTTGTAATATTGTTATATCTACGCTAGAATAAATATATGTCAGATAAAAAATCTAAAGTCTTGTTCATTGATGGTAACTACAATGAAAAGCATCTTGAAAAGACCGAAAAAAACGATGGGTGGTTTACTGAAAACCCCCTAGCCAAAGCCCTTATAGGTTCCTTAAGGACCAAGCAAGAGGCTCAAGCAATTGCTTTTGATACAGACCCTACCGAAGGTAGGTTTCATAGCATCTATATCGACAAGACCAATAGTCCTTTACTACCGGACACGATTCTTAAAAAGACTTCGTATATAGACGATTTAATTGCAGCTATATGTAGAGGAAGATCTAATCACGTTTCTACATTTGGAAGCGTTCTCCCGGACAGGAAGTCTACAGGCTTCCGACTTGACCCAGACAAAAGCTCTCACTTTGACAAACTCCCCTTTGAGAAAAAGGCTGCATTGATCAAAGAATCTATTAGAGTTACCAAGCTGCTTGCCACTTGCGGAAATCTAGACGGAATCGAGGAAAAGAAGACTCAAACCTTTTCTGAGTTTTTGTACATGTCGGCAGCAAATGCGGTACGGTTTGGAAGAATAACTACAGAACTACTAAGAGACTCTGATAATAAATTTTGCGGGTTTAGAGCCGTTGATCCAAGCACGATTTATTTTTCCAGAAAAAACACTAACGCTCAGACAAGTCTTAGAGCACAAGCTTTTAAAATACTTTCTGAATTAAAAGGGGAGACTCTAATTGATCCCAACAAGTACGTTAACGATGAGTACGCCTTTATTCAAGTAATTAACGGCACTCCAAAACATGCTTTCACTAAAGATGAAATGCTTAACTTCAATTTCTATCCTACTACAGATTTTGAAGCAAATCATTATCCAATTACCCCTATCGATACAGTTATTAACGCTATTATCACTCACGTTAATATTACTCAGCACAACAAATTATACTTTCAATCGGGACGCGCTGCTCGTGGTATGCTTGTTATTCAGTCTGAAACTGTTTCAGACAGCACTCTTGAACAATTAAAGCAACAGTTTCAAGCATCTATTAATAGCACTCAAAACGCTTGGAGAGTTCCAGTCTTAAGCGTGGGCATCCAAGACAAAGTTACTTGGCAAACAATTGAGGGCCAAGGTAGAGATATGGAATTTCAATATCTCTATGACTCAAACATAAGGACAATTCTAACAGCCTTTAATATGGCTCCAGAAGAACTTACAGGCTATGGATACCTATCCAAAGGCACCAATAGCCAATCTTTATCCGAAAGCAACAACGAGTATAAGCTAGAAGCCGCCAGAGATGTTGGCATACGACCACTATTGTCAGCTATGGAGAATTTTGTTAACTCAAAAATTCTGCCGCTGTTTAGCAAAGAGCTGGCATCTTACTTCCGATTTAAGTTTTACGGACTAGACGCTGAAACAGCGGAAAAAGAAGCCTCACGTATCGAAGCAGAACAGAAGCTTTGGGGAACAATGAACGACACTCTTCGTTCAGTTGAAAAAGAAGAAATTCCGGCCCATCTAGGAGGAGACTTTCCTCTAAATCCAATATATCAACAGGTTATTTTTCAATGTTTAACGCAAGGAGAAATTCTAGAACACTTCTTTGAAAAGGAAGGCGCTTCCAAGGATCCTCGTTGGGATTACGTTAGAGATAATTTTTATTTCCAGCACGTTAGCATGATACAGCAGCAGCAGCAAATGCAACAGCAGCAGCAGCAAATGCAACAGCAGCAACAGCAGGCTCAACAGCAGCCCCCCCAACAACAAGGCCAACAAGGCCAGCCTGCTACACCTGCCGAGCAACAAGGCCCGGATCCAGATGCTCAAAAACTATCTTCTGGACTAGATCAGGTAATCAACCAGCTATCAAAAAACGAGGGCGGAATTAAAGAAAAGGTCAAGAGAAAGCAAGAAGAGATAATTTCTTCTATTCTTGAAGACTGGGATAAATTTTTTAATTCTATTAAATAATGTTTAAGATATCTGCTAAGATCAAAAAAAAATTAACCGAGTCTATTTCTAAGTTTGTAGAATATGTTAAAGACCGATTGACCGGGAATTCTCCATCTTCACTAAGAGCCCTTTATCTTGAGGCAGCTAAAGAAGAAGGATCCTTTTATCCAGATCTGTCATCTCTTCAAGTTCTTATAGACTCTACAGACAATTATTTAGACGGTTTCAAGTCTAAGACTATATCAAGCGTCTTAGACTCAATAGAGTCTGGAAAAGACACTGAATCAGCCATTAAAGAAAGCCTTGACGCGGCTCGCTCTCAGCTTTCTACAGTAATCACTACCCAGACTCAATCAGTAAAAAACCTAGGTGCGTTAAACGGCATTTTTAATATAGCTATACTCAAAGGTGTTGATGACCCCGTTATTTACTGGTCTGGACCAAGCGACGCTACCACTTGCGAGGTTTGTTTGGAACTATACTTCCTGTCCAACGGCGTAACCCCTAGGGTTTGGAAGGTGTCCGAGCTAGGAACAAGCTTTTATAACAAGAAACACGACCACGCTCCATCCATTCACAGCGCTCACCCAAACTGCCGACACACACCCTCTCTTGTTCTTACCGGGTACGGATTTAAAGAAGGTACCAATCTTTTAACTTGGATTGGAGAGAACCATTCCGAATTCGATCACCAGAAATCAAAATGAATGAACTACATCCAAAAATAGAAGAAACCCTAAAGTTTCCAGATCATGGAACGGTCATTGATGGAGTGTTTTGTTCCGAAGCTATAGATACCTCTGGAGAAATGATCGACATTAAAGAAATGGATATCACTTCTTTAAATGACGGCACTGGTGTAGCCAATACGGAACACATAAATCCTGAAGACAAGCAATTCAAGGAAGCCAAGGCTGAAGATGCAGGCCAGTGGGCAGTCATTGTCGGCAGGGTTATTTTTGCAAAAAAAATATTTAAAGAAGAGGATTGCGATTCCGAAAGAGAGCTTGCTTGTTGGGAAGAGGTTCAACTGCCATTTATTTATGGAGCCGTTGAATTATTTGATAATGATGGACATTTTAATGCCCAAGAGTTGGCGGCCACGGTTTGGCACTATCACAAAAGAAAGATCCCCGTTGTCGCAAGATATTCGATAGAAGGGTCCACCCT